GTTGGCTGCGGATTTGATAGACCTTACATCTTCAATTGTAAAATTGAAGTTGGTTCTATTCAAATTAAATAGGTGTGCCTTGTAAGGGATATTCCTTTGATATTGTGCCAGTGATCCCGAAGACAGTCTGTACTGTGCACCATTTCTTCCTTCAGTGATTGCACGGATATTACCTACAGCAATCTGTGATCCAGTACCATCGTATCCACTGTAGAGTCGAACTCTTTCTGCAGTATCAATATCCAACATCCCTTGACCACTGTCAAAGAAATAGAAGTTACCGTAGTCGATACCGACTTGTTCATCTTCATCGACAAACGTATCAATCGCTTTTCTAAGAGGAATACTTTGCGTCATCGTAGTTGCTGCTCGATGACCGTCGATATAGGCAATGCCGGGATCGATCTTCATCATCAAGTAGTTTGAATTGATGTTTGCATTTGGTTCGAATCTAAGTTTCCAGTACTTCTTAATGAAGTCACCGTTGATTTCTTTGACACGAGTATTGACAAACTTCTTGACTTCGTTATAACCATCTGTAGAAGTTACTTGTCGAATTACTTTACCGTTCTGTACGGTTGCGAAGTAAACAAAAGACTCACCGATAACAAAGTCAGTTTTCTTAATGAGTACTAATCGGATACGATATCTGTCAGCACCAGGCGAAGAACGGTTAGGTGTTACGTTTTGGTTATCGTATAATGCTTCGGTGTCATTAACAGTAACAATGTCTTGTACAAGTTTAAAACCAACGTCCTCAGATCTAAATGCATTGTACTTACCAAGGAAGATAGTCTGTTTCGGAACGAATACAAAGTGACCTTTTACATAGAAGGTAGATTCACCAATAGAAATAGTACTACCAAATCCAACTGCAGGGTTTGCAGTAGTGTTGGTTGATTGAACCGTAAAGTTAACGTTTGACCCATTAGACAAAGTTTCGCCAGGCGTTACTGTATCAGTAACTTTAAACTTTGTCTGAACAGAGACCGTGGACGGGTTGTCCAAATACTGAACATAAAGTGTGTTAGGATCTCCACCATCAGTTGCGGGTACTGCTTCCAATACCTTAACTTTAATAGAGGAAGAGGAACCAGTTAAGTTGACACCTACTAGTGCAGTAGGATCACTGAAAGAGTTATTCTGATCTGCTGAAATTTTTACGAATGCATATGAGTTGTTTACAGAAACCCCACCCGCAGATACAGGAACACCGTCCTTCTGGAAGATGTTGTCAGCAAATCTTGAGATCTCCTTTTGGATGATCGTTTGCATCTGTGTAAGTTCACGTGCCTGTAGTGCACGACCCGCATTAAATAGAATGCGAGAGTAATTATCACTATCTTTAAAATCGTCCTTGTAGGTCGATCTAAAAGTTTGTTCAGTAAACGTATTTGGCATTTCTTATAATCCTAGATAGTAATTACTATTTTCAAGTCTTCGGTCTGATCATTTGATCGAGTCACCGCAGATCTGTTATCAATATATAGCATGTCCCCAGTGTATGGGTTAAACTCTGCACCGACAAGACTAGTAATGTTACCGTTGATACCAGAATTTCCTACAACCTGAATTTCTTCGGACGGATCGAAAGGAATGAATCCAGTAGTTTGGTTCTGGTGATACCAGATCCTATCTGAATCATTAGTATCATCGATGATTGCTTTTGCACCAGAGGTCTGACCCTCAATCGTTGATTTCTGAACGGTTGCCTTGACAAACCCTGATCCATCATGTACAATTTGTTTTAGTCCATGTGCGGATGCTGAAGTAAGTAAAGTACCTTCGGCACTGTCTGTTCTTGGGTTACGGAGTAACAACACTTGACGGAAAATTTCGTCACCTGTAATGAAGTCATCATTCTCTTTACCGTCTGGTTTCGAGTTGAACATAACACCACTTGCTTTCAAATCAATAACTGGATTTGATCCCAATCCTTTGGGGTTAGGTGTTAGGATTGCACGTGCAGTGGCAGAGTCACCGCCACCACCAGTGATAACTACATTTGCGTAGTTGTATTCTGATCCGTAGTATGAATTTCCTGAGTTTCCTGCAGAGTCTTCTTTTACTCTAATATCTACGATACTTTCACCTGCACGTACTGCATATGCTTGTGCACCTGTACCATCACCTACAACTGTTACTGTAGGTGTAGACGTATAACCCGATCCACCGTTCGTAATACGATAACTTAGAATCTGTCCACGTACCGCATTATTCTGTACGATCTCTTGTTGCAGTTCTTCTGCAGGAGAATCTGAGTCAGTTGCCGCAACATACTGTACTGGTTGATACTGTGAGGACAAGAATTTATCTGCACGAAGTGCACCAATAGAGTAAAGGAACTTCCAAGTGTAACCATCGGATAAGGTAAAAGGAGCACCTGTCGTGTTACCTGTAGGCGACACAGTTGACAACTGTGAACTACCGTCCTGTCTCTTACCCTGTTGTAAACATATGTAAACTTCGTTGTTAGAGTTGATGACATAGAATGGGTTCTCTGGGAATCCTACATCGTTGTCATCAAAAGCAGAGTAAATAAGGTTAGCGACCCAAGTTCTACGAGGGATAACGTAAGACAAATCCTCAATCAATTTAACAGACTGCATAGAGTTTCTTGCAGTACGCACATCCGCAAAACTATTTGTAGGTACAGTAGCAACGTCTGAATCGTTCCAGTCTTCTGATCTACCAATAGCAGCGTAGTATCTCACATTATCAGAGTCTCTAAAATCATCAAAGAGATCATCTAGGACTTGTTTTTTAAATTTGTCTGTAATTACTGGCATCTATCTATCCTAAGTATTTAATGTTGCGCCGATATTGCTTATTACTATCCACTGATCAGCAAACCAAGCGAGAGTTACCGCAGAGTTCTGAGGCATGGTAATACTTGCATATGCGGCAAGGTTGTTACCATCTTCACTGATTGTCTGAGTACCAGCACCTTTATTCACCAGATATTTAATCTCACCGTTCTGACTGGTTGTACCGTCTGAAAGAGTAACTGCACCAGCCGAAGCATTATTGAATAATGTGATCGGTTGATTTGAACTGGTCGTACCACCACTATTTAGTCCTTGAGTTGACAAGACTAATCGGGAATCGATCTTAACACCACCGTTACCAGATCCTCTCAAAGACAGATCGGAACTAGACTGTCCGGCAGCTTGTACGTATACTGGGTTACCACTCGTTGCGTTCTTAATTCTAACGTAGTTAACTGCGTTAGCAGAATCTTGGAACTGTATTAATTCGTTACCCGCACTATCAAGAATATCTTTTCCGATAATTGGAGAGTTGATAAGAGGGTTCTGCAATGTCTTGTTCGTTAACGTTGCAGTGTGATCGTTGAAAACTACTGTGTCATTACCTGTCAATAGAGGTAGTGTAATTGTTCTGTCTGCCGATAACTCATTAACCGCAACGATGTATTGATGATTTGAACTAGTGTCGTTGATACTAGGTGTACTAATAGTCGGACTCAATATAGTCTTATTAGACAGCGTTTGAGTTGCAGAGTCCATGACCAAGGCACCGCTATAGTTCGGAATGCGAACTTCACGGTCTGCAGTAGGATCGTCGGAACGTAGTCTAATCTGGAAGTTGTTTGCAGTTCTTCCTTCGAAAACAATAGCGTCTGAGTCAAAGTCCATGAGGGTCATCAATGCTTGACCGTCACCTAACTTGGTATACAACTCATCAAAGTTTTGCTGAATTTTCAATGACGCAGTACGGAGTGTATCACCCGTACCATCGTTAGCAATTGTTCCTCTGTTTAATACCTGTTTAGTCATTCTCTTTTACCTAAAGGTTATACTGTCTATTTATACTAGTAATCGCCATCAATTACGTTTCTTAGTGACAATTCTGAGTCAGAATCTCCCACTGGAGTTAATCCAAACGTCAAATTATCAGAATCGATACGACTTACTCTTGGATCCCAATCAAATCTCTCTTGGTCTATTGTTTCCGTACTAGAGATATCGAATCCGGTCATACCTACACGTGCATTCCATACATCGGAATCTTCTCCGATAGGAGTACTACCAGTCAAGATGCTTGTTCCATCTGAATCATCATCCAACGTTGGTGAGTTGGGTGACAAGAACTCTGCCATGCTAGAGTATAGTTTATCCAACTGAACAACAGTTAGATCACCTACGTCATTAAGATCGTTACCAGTAAATGTTGGGTAGTCTGTTGACGGGGTTCTACCACCACGTCCAGATCCCATAATCATTCTGAACTGTATACGATCTCCGGTTGGGTCTGTTGGATTATTAATATCAAACAATGCAGTGTGTTGTGCGTGTCCCCTTTCATCGAAGTCTGCAGTACCTTCCAATACGATTGGTGGTTTGATTGCTTCGCCTGGATCGAACTGTAACTCTTCAAATGATCCA